CCCATATCCAAAGCCGTTTCCTCTTTCGCGATGCTTTCTGGCATATTCCTGCAAGTAAGTCCAAAGATGAGTTGAGAGCCTGTACTTATCCTTCACCCTGCCGTTTCTTTCTATGTACCGCGTGTTCCCCGCCGTCTTCCGGATGAAGGACGCTCGCAAGCACAGGCATCGATGTCGGCAAGGACATGTTATCAAGGCTGAATCCATTCTGGTCTCTGAACCCTACGATTATTATCCGCTCCCTGTGTTGTGGTACCCAAGCTCTGGCGTCGAGTATCCGGTATGAGACATGATACCCAAGTTCCTCTTCGAGCGTCCGGCGTATAACTTTGAATGTTTTGCCTTTATCATGGTTAACCAGATTCTTGACGTTCTCCAGCAGGAAGGCTCTCGGCCGATGATGCTCAATTATTCGGGCTACATCAAAAAACAGCGTCCCTTGTGTCTCGCACCTGAAGCCATGAGGTCGATGGAGAGCATTTTTCTTCGATACCCCTGCAATGGAAAAAGGCTGGCAGGGAAAACCCGCCAGCAGCAAATCATGTTTGGGTATGGCATCCGCCGCTATTTGGGTTATGTCTCCCGCAATATCCCCTTCCACAACATAGTTGGCAGCATAGGTAATTTGGCAATAGCGATCCCATTCACTGGTGAAGACGCATCTGCCACCCAGCGATTCAAAACTACTTCTCAGTCCGCCTATTCCGGCAAACAAGTCAATGAAAGTAAACTGGTGTGCCGCCGCTTTGGACACAACGTACTCCATCGCCACTTCCGTCTCTCCATTGTAATTTTTATCACCAGGCGCCATCCAATCTCCTTTATCCGGTGGGAGGGCTGTTCGTCTCCCTCCCACCTTCACAATACAATATGGTGTGAATCTCTGGCTAGGGACCACCCCCTGTATTTTATTTCTCCCTCCCGTTTTCGACTGACCCTCCACATAGGAAAACTATCTGCTAGCACCTATACTCCCTGAACTGCTCTGCACGCTGGACAACAAGCCATTTATGGTCAACCTTAACCGCCATGAAGTGTTGCTTACCTGGGGCTTGCGCTTCCAGGATTTTGATCTCATCCAAACATTCGTGTAGTGAGATAGGCTTCGCATGATTCTTTACGCTTATGACGGCCCAATCCGAGGATACGTCAGGGCAGGCTACGCCGGCCTGGCTTGTTTTCTGGAAGTTGGACCCCAGGAAATGCGTGATCTCCAGCTCGCTTCGCTGTCCTTTATCTCGACTAAACTTACCGCCCATGTAGCCTCCCATTGCTGCGGCGCCTTGCGCTCTCGCCCTCCCTCACGGGTATTCTTAGCTTTGACATGCGTCTCCTTTCAGTGTGTAGAATTTATTATGGCCTTCAGTCCGCGAGGGCTCGAATTTCCCGCTGTGGCGTAATAGTTTTGTGATTACCGTTCGGTCAATCCCCAGGTCCAGCGCTGCCTGACTAGCGGTTGTTTCTGCTGCGTCCTGGCAGGTTATGTATTCCTCAAGCGCGGTAATGGTATTTGTCCGCTTGTTCTCCTCGATCTGAGGAAATTCGTATCGCTTTGCTTTGCGCACAGCAGATAAACCATACTCATTGAACGTCATTGCAAAAATTTCCTGTCCCCCCGGTGGCGCGTCATTCTGCTTTGTTGACTGGTAGCCTACCCCCAGGGTGCCGTCGTCCTTGAGCTCCGAGTTTAACTGCACTATCAGATCGGCTCCAGCGTCGAAGTGGATTGAGCCGTAAACATGGCTTTTATCAGCTCTGGGAGTGTGCGCTAGTGCAACCCAAGTCTCACTCAGGTTTGATAGCGCGTCAACAATCGTGTTCACAGGCTTATTCTCGTTAAGGTCCCCGAAGCCCGCGCGTGAGATTGAGTCCAGGAAAATCACCCTGGTATTGTGTTCTGAGATAAACTCCTGGCATGCCGGTACAACATCGTTCAGGCTTTTGCCTCGCGCGTTGAGTACGGGCAGTTCCGCATTGGCGGGCAGGCCTAATACCTGGTTAACCTTACCTAACCGGCGCTGTACCGATTGCCTGGACCTCTCCAGGTTGATGAATAGCACAGGCGCCTTGGTGGTGGACCAGAAGCGATTTACTCCGTGATGGATACTAGCGGCCCAGATTAGCGCCGAGTAAGACTTTCCCCTGCCTGGTGGCGCAAACAGAATTGTCCCGCCGCCATCGAGGACGTGAGGTTTGAGAAGATATGTGATGAGGTGGTTCCCGCCGTCGCCGCTCATGATCTCGGGGAGCTGCTGGCCTACGTGATATGCCCATAGGCCATGCGTGAAGGCGTCCAGGTCCCGTTGTAAGTCCAATAGGGGATAGTCCTTCAATAGCTGTTTATCGGCCCGCGTTGCGCAAGAGCTAGCCAGGGACTTTCTGGCCTCGCTGCGCTCTATATTGAAGTAGGACCAACCTAAGACATTATAGTTGCTGATCACCGATATTCGGGAATGAATGCCGATGCGCTCGCGAGTGGTGTTCTCCGCTCTGAATAACAGGCTATGCTCATTGATGCGCTTTTGCCATTCGATCGCCCCATTACTCATAGAGTACCGAGGAGCCGCGTCGGAGAATAGAACGGAAATGTCCTGCTCCATGCCTGGCAGATCGTCGGGGAGGCCGCCATTATCTAACCAATCGCTTACATCCTTAACGCCGTCTAGCAGGATAACCTTTACCGATGCTTTATTTTTCAGTGATTTTGCAATTGTCCTGGCGTATTCCAGGCCCGGCTTGTCGTTGTCTGGAATAAGAACAACCTTGTGTCCCGCGAGTGCGTTTGCGTACTCGTCGCGCCAGGCCTGCGCTCCCCCGGGTGAGGTAGTCGCTACCAGGCCCTGCATCCAGAGATTGTCGCAGTCTTTTTCCCCTTCAGTTAGATAGATGGGAGTGTCAGGGTTTGCGTTTACCAGATTGTCTACGTGGTATAGGACCCGTCTTACTCCGTTGAGTCGCCAGGTCCAATTTCCCTCGCTGTCTTTACACCGTTGTTTGAACGTCTTTGGTTCGTAGCGTAGTACCTGGAATAACAAATTGCCTGCTTCGTCCTTGTAGTCGTAGGTATCGATTAGCTTCTCCGGGATTTTTGCTGTAGTGGTTATTACCTGCGGCGCCAGGTACAGGTCAGACATGGAAATCCCCAGCTCTCGTACAATATCCTCAGTTTTGCATCCCGCTTTGCAATGCAGTAAAATCTTCCCGTTTTTCTCTGTTATATGCAGAGAAGGATTTTTGTCGGCATGGGCAGGGCAGAGCGCCTCATATTCACCCTGCCCGATGCTCCTTACTCTCTGAAACCTGTTTAGTAGATCTTTAAGCTGCATGGAGATTATCCCCGTATAATTTTCTTGCGCCAAGCCTGGGAAATTGAGACGTATTGTTCTTTTACCTCAGCAGGTATCTCGTATGATTTCCTGTCGTACCACCTGCCCTCGATGAAGTAATCCCCGACCAGAATTTTCTCTCGACCTTTCACTATCTCGTTGATTTGTTTATCAACCTCGTCGAACTCTTTTGCCCCCGGCTTTAATTCCTCGTAGCGCTGGACCAGATCCAGCAGACCCTCATCGTTCACGATCTCAGGCTCTGTTCCGATACGCTCAGGTAAACATATATGCCGATATGGACAATCGCCACAAATGTTCTCGTCGTACTCAATCTGATCGGGTAATGTCCCGTTAGCTACATGTGCATTGATACTCTCCGCCTTGCGGATTAACGACTCAGCAAAGTCATAGTCCAGGTCCATGGGAATCTCCTTGAGCTCTCCAGTGGATTTGTTTTTGAATAGGAATAATCCGCGGTCTTTACCGTCCATGAGCAAATAGAGCGTCAACTGTGCAGGGTATTTACGCATATAATGGTATTTATGATTGCGCATGTCGTTAATCGAGTTGATCGTCGCAAATACACCAGGCGCAGCAGATTTTATTTCTGTCGGGTAAGCGTATCCATTGATCGCTATTTTGCAGTCTATAGAGCCTGTAATCTGGTACTTGCCCCACGAGAAAGAGCGTTGCTGCTCCAAGACGGTAAATCCTGCTTCCCTCAAATCTGATAAAACCTGCTGCTCGAATATATTGCCCAGGTCGAAGATCATCTGGAGCCGGGCATCGTGCAATTCCTTTTCCTGCCAGCGCGTCCTGTTTAGTACGAGATAGCGTTCGCACTCGTGGCCTAGCTCACTGGCGCGGTTGCTTCGCACCGGCCATTGTTTAATTTTTCTCTCTTTGGCTTCCAGCACCCTCTCAATTATCATTACCCTTACTCCTTAACTCCTGTTCTAACCGCTCAATTACGGCGCTAGCCTGGCTTTTGCTAAGTTGAGCCATAGATGTAATCTGTTCCTCTGTTCCTGCGATTTCCGAAACTGTGGCATGCCGTAACTCGTCGCCCTCGATGCCCAATTTAGCCAATCTGGTATATATCCCCTTGATTTGTGCTTCTGAGGGTGGTGAAGGATTTGTACCTGAGGATGTTACTGGCGGAGCAAATTGCTGCATCGGCGGTTTGCTGTAGCTGATTGAGGTTACCTGGTTTTGGGATATGCCGGCGTATTCTTCGAGATCGTCATACGTTAAGTTACGAACACCCAGGATACGGGTGATGCCGTTGGCCAGGAGATTAGTATATGCGGCTTTCTTTACGTCGCCACGGTCAATCTCCGAGGCTGGTAGCTTCCCGCCTCTACTGAAAAATCCGTCCTTGCTGTTGCGAGTCCCTATCGCCTCAATGGTTGCCCCCTGGAGAGAGAACTCCCCTTTGTAGGTGAAACTGAAATGTCCACCTGCTAGATCTTCTTGGACAGGTTCGGATATACGCCAGGAAACCCCGAAAAGCCGTGCGATCTTCTCCGCACCACTGGCCTGGAGATATGGCTTCCCGTTCTGAGCTATCCAATCATGCTTGTTGGTTAACTTTAAGGCCACCCGTTTGATCTTGTTCATTGCATCGAGGCGTTGTTCCACCTCGTCTGCCAATGAGATTAACGTGTTAGCAGGTAATGTATATTGTTCTTCCTCTTGCTCCGTGAATAATTCGTTACTTTCCATTATTATCCTCCTCTATCTCTGTCATTTCCCTATCTCCTCATGGATTAGATTACTGACCAGCTCAATAGCTCTGTCATAGCCATCCCTGGCCGCCTCGGTGCGCAGGAGCTTATCCTGTCCCCCACTCAGGGGATCGTCGCCCCAGGGATTTTGCAATCCGATCTCCTGCACTCGTTCCAACAGAAAATGCAAGATATCATCGTTGCTGCTGTGCTGTACTGGCTCCGGGATATCGCACAACAGCTCAGGACCGTTGCCATACACCGAGTTGAACAGGTACGGCCTGGTGTTTGCTTCAACGAGGGCCTCAATGTATCGGGCAGGCATAGAATGTCCTACCTTCGGCTTGATTCCCAAAAGCCTCCCCGTGGATCCTGTTACAGATATATCCAGGTGTGTTCTCCAGCTTCCCTCCTGGAATATCTCGTCCAGTGCGGGCTCATGGCTTGCTGTAATGCTCTTCATATCTCCTCCTTACTTTACTTTTAGTTCCTTTAGATGTATTATGAAAATATAAACGCTGCTTACCCCCTTTGGCAGGGATTGGCTTAATCCCTGCCTTCTAACTTAATTTACCGATCGACCTTCGGCGCTCCCACAATCTCCGGAGCTCTACTTGATTATTCGGTATGTCCGTTCCCCCTTTGTTGTTTCCAGAGATTGCCGTTGCCTTAGTATCTCCTCCAGGTTGCGTCGGCGCCCACAATCAGCTGCCATTACTTTTCCCTCAGGTAGTCAATAACATAGAGCGCTAATCCCGGGAGATGACGCATTACGCTCGTGAGGAATTTAGCGCGAGGCGGAGTTTTACCGGTCCGGACTCTGTGCCACATCGACTCATGGATTCCCAGTAACTGGCTGAGCTCTCTGTGACTGAGGCCGCGAGATATTCTTTCCTGCTCGACTGCCTTTATTAGATTACACTCCATTTTTAGTTTCTTTACACTCCATGTTTTCTACCTTCCATTATACTCCCTGATTCCATTTTGTCAAGGGGTGGTTTACTTTCTTTTGTGGAGGGCTTGCAAAAATGGAATTATGAAGCAAGGGAGGACCCCGGGGACAATAATGAAGTGGACAATCTGGACAAAAAAAGAGCGCGCCGCCCGTAGGCGACGCATCGGCATCATTGCGATCCTCTATTGCTTCTCTTCCAGGTCTTTCAGGCGCTCGTCCATGCGGGCCTGTATCTCAATCCATGAGTTAATCCTGGAAACAATCCCGTTGTGGAGTGTGTCGTCGATCGCCTGCACTTTCACAACGAGGATACCATTCTTTTGATCCAGGCTCGCTACTTGGCCACGGAGAGACTCCACAATAACAGCAAGGGCCTCTCTGGCGCGATCTCCCGCCTTCGCTTTCTCCGAGGCTTTTCCGATCGTATAGGCCCAGCCGATTATATTAGTAAGCAAAATCGCTGCTATTGCAATAATATCTACGTTATACTGCATGGTGCCCACCTTGTAAATCTTGAATTTCCCTCACCCAGGATCTCTCAAAATCTCTGATCTGCTTCTTGAGCGCCTTAAAATCTTTCTGCAATAGGTCGAACTGTGCGCTCAGTTTATTAAATTCCTCTTTGCGATATGTGAGGCCCTGGTTCAACCCTTCCCCTTTCGCTATAAACAATCGCCTGACTAGAGGATCATCCGTCTGCTCGGCTTTCTCAAAATACGGGTTCATCCCATATCGCCTCCTATGGCCAAGTTGGCCTTCAATTTTGCGCGAGAAAGGGTGTTTATATTAAGGCGTGTGTGATTGCATGAAGAATCAATATTATAACGGTAGCACTGACCATGCCGACCAGAAATTCCCAGAAGTCCAAGCATCCTGAATCATGAGTTTTATATTCCTGCCAGAACTCAAACAGACCAAAGCTAACGACGAGAAGAGCGCCCGTATTATGCTGTAGCATTACCTGCGCCAGTATGGCTATTGCCCCGCATGCTATGTGCAATATGCTAGTCTTTTTTCTCACGAGCCCTCATTACTGCCCTTTCGCCTATCCACTCTGCCACAGCAGGAATTGCCATTGCCATAAACCATGCAGGTAATTCTGCCCAACCAGCTGCTTGCGCTATCGCCCCAACACAGAGAGTGAACGTTAGAAAAATGACTATGACTGGCCTGACTGCCGTTCTTACTTTACCTTCATTCATCGGACAACCTCTTAAGGACCCGTATTTCGCCTTCCAGTCTGAGCGCCTCCTGGAGGAGGCCCTGCTTCTGGCGGTCCAGCTCGTTAATGCGCTCAATTATCTCGTTGCGTTCCTGGTTGGCCTTGTCCAGTTCTTTCTCTATGTCCATTTACTCTCCTTTAATACAGGATATTAAACCACCAGGTGGGGCATGCTCTGGCTATATACAGCCAATAACATACATAGGCGGCTATACCTATTATTACGGCTATCAATGCTTTTCTCATAATCTCTCCTCCAGCGCTTCTATTCTGGCTAAAAGCGCTTTCGCTATGCCCAGGTTCAGTCCCTGCAAGCCTCCGAGGTTAACGTATCTCTCTCCTTGCTCATTGGTAACAACGAGCTCCTCTGGCAAGCTAGAGGCGTCGAGCGAGTCTCTACCCTCTTTGTTTGGCTTGGCTTTAATGGCCTTGAGTAAAGCCAGATCGTCATGGTGCTGGTAAGAATGGACTGCTCCATCCGAAGCAAACAGATATTTACCGACCACCTGGGACCAGGCATGATCTGTATAGCCGCATGAGTAGAGTTCGTGTCCAGCAGAACGGATGCCGTGGCTTCCTGTAATTGAGGCTAAGTTAATGCCGTATGCAGAGGAGATAGTTATACCGTTAGTCCAGTTCATAAATACATAGCCCTTGGCGCTGCCATTCTGAAAGATAATGTCCTGCCCCTCAATTGTTATGCCGTCCTCACTGAGAGTAACGTTTCCGCCACCGGCGACTATCCGCCCGCCACTGTCCACTTTGCATTGAATAGTTCCATACTTCGACGCTCGAGTAGTAAACGCGCTGTCCTCACCGTAGATATTTATTCCATGGGCTGCGTCGATCTCAACTCCGTTCTCGTTATACCATTCGCCGTCTTTCACTGTGGATGAGAGCCTGATGTGCCCTGAATATATATCAGTGCTTTTAACTAAGCCATAAGTGCCAGTGGCAACTGTGTCTAGCTTGATGTGCCCTGAAGATATATCAGTGCTTTTAACTAAGCCATAAGTGCCAGGGGTAACTGTGTCTAGCTTGATGTGCCCTGCCGAGATATCGGTGCTCTTAACCAAACCATATACCCCCCCAACTTGTGTATTATCCAGAATAACCAGGCCGTCAGCAGTGAGCGCTGCACTCTTAACTCTCTGGTAAATCGTGCCTTCGGGAATGTCGTCGAGGGTGTCGTCGTCGAGATCAAACTTGGTAGTAGGATTGTACCCGACCTGGTACAGGACATTCTCATCTAGCTTGACCTGGCCTGCGTCCAGGTGCAAACTCTTTACCCTGGCATACTGCTCCCCATCAGGGAGATTGTCCAGGGTGTCGCCTATTTGAGATAGATCGATCGTGTTGTCGGGATCGAGCCAGACAAAATCACAATTCTCCGCCAGGATATTCTTGGCATAGAGATTATCAACATGCAATCGCGCAAAGTAATTACCGGCATCGGTGTACGTTTCCAGTTCCTTCAGGATTTTGCTATAACGCAGGGCTTCAGGCCAGCTACTAAAACCAAACGTAGCCGTCCATTTGCCCTCGCCAAACCTGCGATGTACGTATCCTAGATTGCCAGTCCTGGCATCGCCTTGCCTTGAGTCAGTTACTTTTACGTAGTCAAAGACTTCGGCGCCGGCATTGAGCGGGACCTCCGCAGCTCCTCGTTGCGCCTGCATTTCGGCTTTGGCGATCAATACCTCGGCTATCTCCGTAGCCTGAGTGTTGCTTTCCAGTCTTACCTGGACGTACTTTGTTTTTCTTACGGCCGCTGGTAGGCTAGCATAGTCATCCACCTGCGCCGATCCCGAGTACTGGGGATCATCGCTAGACCGAGACTGGACAACTACTCTGTTGGGAAATACCATGCTATTTACATACGCTTTGCTAAAGAAAGTGTGCCCACTTTCCAGGCTATATTCATAGTCATAGCTGGCGCCGGAGGTAACAGGTTTCAATACATGTATCTTGCCGTCAGCACTAAAGCGCGCCACGTTGGCAGTGAAATCAAGCACCCTTCGCAAGGCAGCTAACCTCGCGCCTCCAGTGTAAACACGAAAGCTATCCCGTGGCTTATAACTATCTGCCAGGCTATCATAGCCGCTGTCCCAGACTACATTGTAGGCGTAGCAATGGCTAAAGCAGCTCAAAGTAGCCCCTGCGATAGCCTCTACCAGGGATTTAACTGTGCTGGTATCGGTATCATCAGGCACATAGCTTTCGCTGGCTTCATCTTGCATCATTATATTGGGGATGCCCTCAAGATCCAGCTTGCAAGTTAGCCTGCCAGGCCAGGAATTAAAGTACTGGTCCACAACATACAGAGGCGCGGCGCTGGAGTATTCGTTCCCCGCACTGGTTACAGCGCCGTACGAAATGACTGCCTGGTATCCCTTGAGGTCCTTGTCGTCAAGTTCACCGTCTTTATTATCTAAAACAATAGTTGCACGGTGGGAATACGGGCTTTCGTCGTGCTCGGAAGATAATATTCTGTCCTGAGCATAGGTATAGCTGTTTGCTCCGGTAAGTTCAACTTTATAGAGGGCATTTATCGAGCTGGACTGCTGTGCGCTCTCCAGTGTTGCAGAGAGAGTCCTCATCGCAACCAGAACCCTCCCTGGTCAATTACAGTCTTGGCGTTTACACCAGATCCGTCAACGGCCGTGCAAACCCATCTTAACCAACCTGTATCTTCATCGCTGGCGCTCTGGTAGTAGTAAACATAAACTCCAGTGTCGTCTTGCGTCATGGCGACCGCGTCAACAACCTTAGTTGTATCGCGGTAAACATCAATAGTCAGGCCTGCTGTAGGATCTACATGGCTACCCTCCCAGTTCGTAACTTCGCACCAGATCGGAATGGACTCTCCTTGAGCGAATACCTGCGTTGTGCTCATTATTGCTTAACCTCCGTCGTGTAGGATTTAAGGTTCAGATATTTTCTGCTGTAGCTTCGTAAATTGAGATAGGATCGTGAGTAGCTCATTAGCTTCATAAGTCTACCGACATATCCCACAAGTTCCACAACCTCCGTCCCACTGCCAGACTCCACTAACGTCCTGAGATATGATAGGACTGCTTCGACGCTGGTCCCTGTGTCGTGAGAGATCATGGCGGCGAGTAAAGTAGAAGCCTCGGCCGCTGCCCCAGTATCGGATTGTGAGAGCAGTGCATCCAGGGAAGAGGAGCCTTCGCCGCTTCCTGTTTCATTTACCTTGTGATAAGTTGAGGCTAGCCCCGTTTCGGCGCCTGCGCCAGTCTCATCCGCTGTTAGTGTGGCCGTGATTACCTTCGCTAGATCGATAGTGCCAGTGGGATACTCTTTGGCAAACAGGGCACGCGCAATTACCGCATCAACTCCAGCGCCAGTTTCGGATGTAAACATACCTTTCGTTATGCTTTCTGCACCTGCCCCAGTGTCAAAACATTTATGCACTCCTTCCAGTATCTTTAGATAGCTGTTCTCCAGGATAGCTTCTCCGCTATCGCTGGCGATCTTGCCAAGCAGACTGGCAATAGCTCCGATCCCGCTTCCCGTATCCCCCAGGCCGATTAGTCGTGCGACAATGCCTTCTAGTCCAGCACCGCTATCACTTAAATTGGTAAACAGCCTCTCCAGCAGGCTTTCCAGCCCAGCACCGCTATCATCCTTTAAGAAGCTCGCAACAGGATTGCTTGATCTCTCCACACTCCCCACACTATAGAATGTGCTCGGACTGGTTAAGGTCTCATTGGTGGTTGCTATCCGCTCTGGTTCTCTGTCAGCCCTGGAGATACGGACTTCATCC